ACATCTGGCAATATTGCACCTTATGCAAATGCGCCTCTTATTCCGAATAGCGGTATTTTGGTTGGCGGCCTACAGAATAATTTATGTAATAGCTCGGTTGCAGGTGGCACAGCAGACGCTTTGACTGGTTCATACAATCCTGGCATCACTTCGTTACCAAGTTCAGGTAATGGCGTATTAACATTGTACTTGCGTGCAACCTCAGCCAACACCACAACAACTCCAACATTCACGCCAAATAGCGGTGTGATTACAGCAAAAACAATTGTTAAAGGTAACGGGCAGGCATTATTGGCTGGTGATATTGCAGGGGCAGGTCACTGGCTTGAAATGCAGTATGACGCAACTTTGGATAAATGGGTTCTTATGAACCCTGCAACATATAATCAATTTGACTCTAGTTTAGCATCAAGTGGTTATCAGAAATTGCCAAGTGGATTAATTATCCAATGGGGAGGATGGGTATCATCCGCAACCGTTGGTAACGGGGTTGCTGTAACTTTCCCAACTTCTTTCCCAAACAATGTTTTTTCTATTGTTACAACAATAGGTGTAAGTTCAACATCGGCAAACTCAGCATGGCTGGATTCAGTATCTGGAGGAACAACATCCAACAGTGGCTTTACTGGCAGAGCATCAACTTCCTCAGTTGGTTGTCGTTATATTGCAATCGGCAATTAGGAGAAATAAATTGTTCTATTCAAAATCAACAAATGGCTTTTATGATCCTGCAATCAATACAGAAATTCCAACAGATGCAGTAGAAATTACCGCAGATGAACATATTTCTTTGTTAAACAGTCAGGCGACTGGAAAAATCATTTCAGCAGATGCAAATGGCAAACCGATTCTTATTGATCGACCCGCACCAACTACTGAAGAACTCGCAGTAATTAAGCGCAATGAACGCGATGCACTGCTTCTAGATTCTCAGTGGCTCGTTCAGCGCCATCGTGACCAAATTGAAGTTGCCGAACCCACAACATTGACATCCGATCAATACAAAGCATTGCTGACATATCGCCAAGCTTTGCGTGATGTTACAACACAAGCAGGATTTCCAAATAACATTGCTTGGCCATCCTATCCACTATAAAAAACAACACATTCACAGCACCTTCGGGTGCTTTTTTATTGCCAAAAATCAGGAGTCGCTATGGATTTCTTGCTAAAAATCCCGCAAGACAAGTTGCTTCACTTCATTGTTGGCCTGTTTGTTTATATGGCTTTCCATTTCATTCATCCCGTCGTAGGTCTCATCGCTGGTCTGGTCATTGGCATCGGAAAAGAGTGTTACGACCATTTCCACAAAAATAAGCACACACCTGATCTAGATGATGCGCTGGCCACACTGTTTGGCGCATGCATCGGCTATATCTGCGGACTTTAATTAATAACTGACTTCTGCCCAATTCAGTGGGCTTTTATTTTTAAAATCGGGGGAATCATGCAAGAGCATGAAAAAACATTCTTAACACTGTTCACGTTGGGTGCATTGATTGGACTCGCAAAGCTTCTTGTGTCAGATGAAAAATTAACTGTTCGACTGATTGTTGGACGCACATTACTCGGTTCTGCGACAAGTGTGATTGCTGGAATCGCAGTAGTCCAATTCCCCGCAATAGATAGACTTGCATTGATTGGGATTGCGTCAGCGCTTGGGATTGTCGGTAGTTCATTCATAGAGATGTGGTTAAAAGGTAAATTTAAAAACTGGAGCTAATATGAAACTCATTGATAACGCAAAGCATTGGTGGAAAATGTGGAGCATCCGACTTAATGCCATGGGTGGATTACTTGTTTTCTATAGCCTACCAGTTGCGGACTGGTGGCATAACAACGCAGCACAATATTTACCGAACATGAATCAAAGCACAGTTCAATACCTTGGTTTAGGTTTGCTGATTTTTGGTCAGGTGGCACGTGTAATTAAGCAGGGGAATATCGGTGGACAAGAAGAAAACAAGTGAGTCAGGGAAAGCATTTATTAAATCGTTTGAGGGCAAGCGCTTGGTGGCCTATGACGATGGGACAGGTGTATGGACCATTGGCTGTGGAACAATCAAGTATCCAAATGGCAATGCGGTTAAAAATGGTGATGTCTGCACAGATGCTCAAGTGGATCAATATTTTAGCAATGATCTAGTCAAGTTTGAAAACTCTGTCAATTCACTTGTAAAGGTTCCACTGACTCAAAACCAATTTGATGCCTTGGCTTCATTTGCTTATAACGTGGGCGCAGCAAATCTAGCAACATCAACGTTGCTTAAAAAGTTGAATGCCAAAGATTACAAAGGTGCGGCAGCTGAATTTCCAAAATGGAATAAAGCTTGTGGCAAGGTTATGGCTGGCTTGACACGTCGGCGCTTGGCAGAGCAGGAGCTATTTTTAAAATGACATTTTTACTTTTAGCTCAGAAATTTTGGCGAGAGTGCATCATTGCAGTTCTCGCTTTTTTTATTGCTGATTTGCTTGTTTTTGCTTAATAACAAAACTGGCAAGTTAGAGCAGGCAGAAGCCAAGTGTGCAGCTCAAATTCAAAAAATTGAGTTGGCACAACAAACAGCATTAAATCAGGCAAACGAAAAAGCCAACCAAGCGAGTACAGACTATGAACAGCTCAAAGCAACTCGGCAAGCAAAAACAGAAACGATTAGAGATACAGTGCAAAAGATCGTGGAAAGACCTGTTTATCGTGACAGGAATTGCTTTGACAGTGACGGCATGCAGCAGCTTGGGAAAGCAATCAGTTTTGGTCAAACCAAGTTATCCAGCGAACTTGATGACACAGTGCCAAAACCTGACAACTCCGAGTGATGGTACAGCTAAGTCAATTTTGCTTTGGTCTGTGGACACAGTTGATAAATACAATGACTGTAAATCGAAGCATGCGGCATTGGTTGATGCAATGAAATGAAAAAGCCCTCGAGTGAGGGCTATTAATAACTATTTATCTTCTTCAAACAGCAACATATCATGTACCTTATCAATTGTTTCCTTCTGATTTTGAATAGCCATTTTCAATTGATTATATGCAATGCGATAAGCTTCATGATTCCCCTTATCAATACTATCTTGCAACCAATCAAGCTTTGACAGTAAGAAATTCATACGTTCTGTTGTCCATTTTTTCAATTCTTCACTTGTTGCATCTGCATTGTTATGATGATGAAGTAACAAAGAAACGCGTTGTGTAATTTTTGGCTTTGACATTATTTTTAATCCACTTTATATTTAAGCTCACATCGCTTAGATGTTTGAGAAGTTAACTTGATTTTGCTCAGATTTTCCACCAATTGGTGGTTTAGAAAAGGTATCCTCTTTTTACTACTTCTGACATCGCTTAGATGAAAGCCCGCACTGCAATTGCGGGCTTTGCTTATTTAAGCAATAGACTTTGAAAATGCTTTATCAAATCCATCATAATAAACATTTTCTTGAAATTTTGAGTCGTAAGGGTAGGGCTTCTTGAATTTATATTCGTAAGATTTTTCAATAAATTCACGATATGACATCACTTCAAAAGTACGATTAAAACCATTATTTCTTTTTGATTGAATGTATCTCGCATCTTGCTGTCTATCAAAATAGAAAAACATTGCAGTAAAGTCGTTAGCATTCGCACGCAAAATAGAGTTATAGCATGGCTGTTTATTTAGCCAATTTATTTGTGTTTGCAGTAGATCTCTAGCATCTAGTTCGTTATTTTCGCAAATTAATAAATATTCCGTCCAATTATCATCTTTTCCAGAAACATTTTTTAATTGTGGGATGTATTTCCCAGCACACTGATACTTGTTTTTAAACTCAAGTTTTAACGGTTTTCCAAAAAGTTTTACTTCGATATATTTTATTGTTCCATCTATATGATGATCACACATCGCAGTAATATGAAGCGGACTTAATAGGGTGTTATTTGCAAATTGAATCGCTTCATCTTTATCAATCAAGTCTGTAAATTCTTCATAACCAAAATTTAATGTGTAGTTTTGGCAACGATCAAAATAGTGCTTAAGCCAATCTTCTGAATAGCCTGTATATTTTGATAGGACATAAAGCCAATTTTCTTGATATTTTGATTTCAAGTCATCACGCAAAGATGAAACATTTGGATAGCGAAATTGCGTCATTGTTATTAACCTCAATCCAAACCGTTTTTTAAAAAAATCTCATGTTCTGAATCATTAAGTTCCTCAAGAGATTTCATATCTTCAAATGAAACCCAGCCATTTTGATCAACTTGAAGATAACGCTTTAAGTAGCGATTATTTGAGATTTCTTTTTCAAAAACATCACCAGTTTTAATGTTGTGAATTTTTAAAACGGCAACTTCATTATTTGCAATTTTGTTTGCAGCCTCTTCAATTTCTGATTTAACAACATAGACGAAAGAACCATCTTTAAAGTTAAATTCTGCGTAATATTTTTCCATTTTTATTTCCTCGCTTAGATTAAAGTTTATCAAGAGTCATTGGGCTGCAATCCCTGTCTTGATGTTTTAAATATATCGTGACCACGATATATTGTCAAGCACTTTTTGAATATTTTTTATACTTTGTTAAAAACAGAAAAGCCATCATTTCGATGGCTTTTTATTTAATTCTTCTTTAATTTTTTGCTTGACCCATTCACTAAAATTTACTGAATTTGCAAAATCTAAAATATCTTTTTCATTTTCAGTATTAAAAGAGACTTTTTTAATCTTACGCTTTTCATCATATTTTTCTCTTGCTTTATCCAGTGCTGTGCTTGCCATAATTAAATCTCACTGCTATATTTAAATCACTTAGCACAAAACTACTTTGTAGCTCTGTTATGCTAAGTAATGTTTACTGCCAAATAGGCAGACTAAAAACCCCACTCTGACCAGTGGGGTTTTTGCTTTATTAGTCTAAGTTGTAAAAACTAGATACCGCATTAATTACAGCATGTTGTAAATCCCTAGCATCCTGCCAATCAAAATCTGTATTTCCTTCGCCTTCACTTGTATCAATATCATACTTGTAGCAAAGTTGCTCCAGCACATCTGCTTCGCCAAGAACGATAGTTTCAATATCTGACTTACTATCTGTTTCACTATCCCATTCAGTATTAAATAAGTTATGTAATTGTTGACCTAATTTGGCTGAAAATTCTTGAGCCAATTCAGTATTACCTAAAGCAAAAGCATTAATTTTATCTTGAGTGTTTTGTAGGTAGTTCATATCTGTATCTCACTAAGTAATGTTTAAGTTCATCAAGACTTTTCGATCTGACCATCTCGTCTTGATGTTTTAAATATATCGTGACCACGATATATTGTCAAGCACTGAGCAGAATATTTTTTTATACTTTTTAATAGTTCTTAGAATAAATGGCACAATACGATGATATACTTACATTGCAGATTTGACCGACTCAAGAGAAATTTTGAGTCGGTTTTTCAATTTTATACTTGTGGATAACTTTATGAAAACGCCAAAAAAACACCATAGTCATATAAGTTATTGATCTAATTAAAAGGTATCTAAACAATGATTTTAGATAACAAATAAACGAATATGACATTTCAAGCCAAATTAATTTAAGAATTAAATAATAAAAACAATATCTTATATAATTTCATGTTTACTCCATATCAATTTTAAACAGTTTTAAAAACCACAAAATATGATAATTTTCATCATTTCCCCGATTTTTTCGGTACTATAAGAATAAATCTGCACCAAATCTGCACCAAGAAATGAAGATACCAAAACCAATCCAGCGCGGGTCAAGTTGGCGTATTACTGTGACCCATGACAAGCAAAGATATTCAGTTACCAGGGATACTGCAAAAGAATGTGAGCAATGGGCTGCTTTAAAACTACTTGAATTAAAAACAGGTAAAGCAGAACTTGAGAAGGGTATTAAACCCGCTTTTCCTTTCCGCCAGTTATGCGAGAAGTATTACCAAGAACATGGTCGTCACACACGTTCAAGTAGAACAATTAAGGTTAAAATTACCAACCTAGATCGTATAGCGCCTGATATTGCTGACAAATCTATTCACGATTTCAAGCCAAATGATATCGTAATGTGGCGAAATAAGCGAAAAAAAGAAGTCAAGATCGGAACACTGAGAAATGAGCATGCCATCTTTTCAGCAATCTTCACTTATGCAATGAAAGAGCTATTTTTGCTTGAGTCAAATGTTTGGCACACAGTACCAATGCCAAGTAAAGAGAAGCCACGAAATCAGCGCATCACCCAAGAACAGCAAGATGCCCTACTTGAAGCACTGGAATGGGATGGGGTAACAACGCCTGTAACTTCAAAACAATACGTCGCTTGGGCATTCTTGTTCGCACTCGAAACAGCTATGCGTCAGGGCGAAATATTGAGTATGCGCAAGCAAGATATAAAGGAAACCTTTGTTCACTTACCAATGACCAAAAACGGTGAGAGTAGAAACGTGCCGTTATCTAAAGAGGCAAAGCGCCTTTTATCATTGTTACCATCTGATTCAGATCAACTTGTTCCACTCGATAAGAATGTTGCCTCTACAGCTTGGATTCGTGCAAAGACAAAAGCCAATCTAACGGAGATCAACTTCCATGATTCACGGCATGAAGCAATCACACGTATGGTAAAGGTTAGGAAATTGCCAGTTGAAGTTTTAGCAAAGATAACAGGGCATAAGACTATCGGGATTTTGATTAATACTTATTACAATCCAGATGCACATGATTTAGTAGAAATGTTCAATGGCAGTGAGAGCTAATTCGCTCTCGGTCTGCCTCTTTTTGATTTTTGAATTAGAAGATCATGGGCTAGACGAGGGTTATATAAACCCTTGCCAATGGTGCCTTGATTAATACTGACCAACTTATCACGGATCGTATTAACCGAAAGATTATAAGTAACTGCAAGCTGTGAGGCTGTAACCAATTCTTGAGATACTTCTTTCAACTCTTTGACGATACCACCACCAATATTTTGTCCAAGCATAATTGAAGGCGGTGTGTCAGATTCAAGAATAACAGCGTATTTAAATACTCCCATCATCACACCTCACTTCATTCCACAATATTGACAATAGCCATCAATCCTAAGGGTATAACCCTGACACGTTACGCAGAAGTCAGTCATTGGGTTGCTCCTTTGGCGGCTCAGGTAGTGGCATCCAGTGTGTTACATCTTCATTAAGATAACGACCACCGTATTCACTATCAAATAGCGATACTTCTGCAACAAAATCATCCTTACACTCTGAAACATCATCATAACATTCTGAACAATCAAAAATTTCTTGAGCAGATGAATATGTTGCAACTGTCTGTTTAAGCCCATCATGCTTATAGCTTGCATTAGCGCAAAAAATTAAAACTACTTCGCCAAATTCAGGCAATCTCTCATCAACACTAATCCATTTACTCATGACCATCTCCCTGTGCTGCTTCGATAATCGCTTGACTAGGAACCATTGGCATAAGTACAAAACCTTCAGGCACTTGAGCCACTTCTAGCTTCGCCTTCAGCTCGTTGATTTCGGCTTGTTTTGATTCAGCACATCGTTTCCAACCAAGCCAATTGCATTTTAATACCATGCTTTGTTCTAAATTTTCATCATTGCTTGCAAACATATTGAACTCAGCTACGCCAAATTCTTTGTCAAAAACTTCACGTTCTTTCTCTAAATCAATCATCTCAAACCCCCTCTGGACGCATTCTTAGTGAGTCGCGCCAGTCGCCTTTGTAGCCGAATGATGGTGATTTACCTACAGTGTGACTAATTCCTACTACATCAAAAAAACAACTTCCATCGAACAGAGGTTTTCCTTTCCACCACAGACAACTACCATCTTTTTTCATTGTCCAATGTGTAGCATTATTAGGAGCTTGTGACCAATCAGGCTGCCATTCAACATCATCAAAATGCTGACCTTCACGCTCAACAAAAGTGCTATTCGAGTTAAGGATTTCTTTGATTTCTGCGCGCTTCTTTGCTGCGTCCTCTTTTTCGCGTTTTTCGGATTCCGCTTTCATAAGATCAACCAAATACCATGCAGATTTGGCAATATTAAGAGCATTATCTTCTGATAATTTCCCATGTTCTGACATTATGTGATTGAGTAAAATCTTTGCGTATTCGTGCGCTTGATCTTCTGTGTTCATTTCTCACCGCCTTTTACCAAAAGTGGAAGCAAATTTTCTTCATACCAAACTGCAAAGCGCTCATTGTCTTCAGTAAAAACTTGGTCTTGCTTGGCAATATTTTCACGATGCTCCTGAATTGATTCAGGGTAGGGCAAATAATGCTTATTGAAATAATCCTGTGCCTTTTCATACATCTGCCAAGTTGGGTCATCGGCTTGTTCTAGCAAACTTAATAACCAGTCACGCGACTCATCATCATTCTTTTCAATCAATGCACATGCAGCCACAACAACAGCGTTGTTATGCATGGCAATCATTTGACAGTGTTTTAATTCACTCAAATCCATCATGAACATGAAGCACTCGGATAGATCAGAGCTAAGTGTTGCTTCAACACCATCTTTGGCAGCTTTACGCAAAATCTCTTTTTGTCGATCAAACCATTGCCAGCGTTGCTCTGGCTTCATTTTTTCTAAACTCTCAGGGAACTTGATCATATTGATCTCCAATTTAATTAACCCCCATCGGCGCAGAGGGGTGGCTGCTTCCTCGACCTTTTGCCTAGCGGTTTTTGTGTTCATAGCTACTCTTTCATGCCAATTGCGGCAACAACTGGCAGAATGACCAAGGAGTAGTCTTTCACTATTTCCCCACCACATGAGGGGCTACAGGCTGATCCACCGCGCTTACAGCCAAGCGAGACATCCATGTCGGTGGGTAGTGTTATGCTGTTAAAGCGGCTTCTTGTGCTTCGTATGCTTTATTGATCTGATCGACTTGCTGTTCAGTCATCTGAGACATGAATGGCTCAAAGCGCGTGCCCATGATTGTGTTAAGCACATCCAAGTCACTAGAATTTTCAATTTCAACAATGACCGCTTGCACCGACTCATCAGGGAATGATTGAGCTGCTTCAATCTCTTGGCGCTTAGCTCTAAAGACATTCCGAATTTCTGTTTTTGCAGGTTCGCCAAGATTCAGCTCGGCAATATCACTCCCAATCTGATCAAGCTCATCAAGCGTTGTAGCGTTATCAATGCCTTTGTAATAACGAGTTAAATCAATCTCTTTTGCGGTTGATTCAACAGCCTTCTTGTTCTTTATTCGATCTTTGAGCGATGAACTGCCGCTATGAGCTTTTTCTTCTGTATTTGCTAAAGGTGGAGTGATATCAATCTCTTTGTCTTTCTCCTCCTCAGCGATTGCCATACCCTTGAGAACATCAGGAAATACGTCACGTAAAGCGTAAGAACGTGCACGTAATTTCATCATGCGTTTTGGATATTGACTCCAAGGACCTTGTTTTCCAGCTAATCCAGCCTTCTTCGCATCTTCCATGCTGAACTCAGAACACACTGGTTCTTCACCTTTGCGCTTAACAGTGCAAGTAGCCTTGCTCCCATCTTCTGAAAGTTCTTCGCAAATAAAATCAAGAAGCCCTGAGCTGCGTACAAGTGCAAGCATTGCATCACCCCAAATGGAAGGGCGGCCATTAATTACAGCAATGTTTTGCATAGCTTGTAGTGGCTGCAATCCAATTTCAGCACCCCATTGCATGGCAACAAGAATATTCCCCGGTTTGCGCTGGTAATCTTTCGGCACAATGTCCGACCCGGCAAGCAACTCTGCAATTTGCATTGCTTCTTGCAGTGATGTTGGAGTTAAAAAATTAACGGTTGCGTTTGGAGCTTTTACAATTGAGTTCATGATGAATTCCTTATTTTTAAATTAGTTAATACGCAAAACACGGGTAGAGCTTGTTTTAGAAAACTGCTCATAAATTTCAGGATGAGCCGCTTTTAACGCTTTACTGTCCAGTGTTGTACGCTCTTGATATTTAAATGTTGCAATACGCTTTTCCTGATCAATGATCATTTCCGCATCTTCCATGCTTGAACAGATTTTGATTTTCAGTTGATCAAGTTCTTCCTGAGCTGCCTTGATGTCACTATTGAGCGACTTGTATTCCTGAACAGCTTCCAGTAATTCAGAATCAGCAGTTACAGCCTGATCAGGATTGTGTTTTGACCAGCGATGCAACACATCATCAAAAGTGGTAGGAGCAGGTGGAACGTCAGCCAATACATGCTCATTCCAGAATGTTCCACACTCATCCAAGAGCATTTGAAACAACTCAGCATCGAAACGAATTTCATAGAAACGGAATTGCTGACCACCAATTAGCACAGCAAGACTGCATTTTTCAGTTTGAGAAATACCCATGTACCACTGGCATTGAGTCAGGTAATAGTCAGGCACAGACTCGCTTTCATTGCCCCATAACTTCGCTAGATACTGATTAGCTGTTTTGCACTCAAGGATTTGATCTGTTGTGAGTTTTCCGTCTTTAAATCGCACATTGCCCGAAATATCCTTATTGATCACAGCACGGTCAATGTTGGCACGCGCCCAATCAAACTCGGTGTGTACCAGTGTTTGATTCACTTTTTGAACTTTGACACCAGCGCGTTTCTGGAACTCTTTGGCTACGATATCTTCAAGAGTGTTACCCCAATACGCAGCTTCAGATTGCTGTTCTTCAACTTCAGCACGACTGGTTTTATCAAGCCAAAGTTGGTATGGAGATTTGTATTTAGACAAGCCGAGGATTGCTGCCACATCTGAGCCACCAATACCAAGTTTGCGAGCTTGGAGCCATTCTTGACGTGCGCTTTCTACTGATTGTAAATCTGCATGTGTATTCATTATCAATCCCCCTTCTTCGCAGCTTGATAAAGGCTTTGAGCTTCGCGCTCGCTTTGAACCTGTACTTTCACGACAGCAGCTTCGCGTTCTTGACGATCTGCTTCACGTAGCGCAGTAAAGAACACCACGCAGAAGATGATGAGTGCGACAAAGGCAGGGAATACGAGTCCCGACTTTGATTTGACAGATAAAAGATTTTTTTCCATAATGACCTCGTTGTGTTGAAAAGCCCCGTCCTTGACCAAAATTTCAGGGCTTATTAAATTAAGATTCTTGTTCTTCAACTTTGTGTTTGTACGCGTTGCAAATACCCATCAGCATTTCTTTATGCTGCTTCCAGAATTCCAAAGCATAGCTATCCATTCTGTTAATTAGCTCATCTGAGAAACTAGCCCAGCGCTCAATGCTGTGGTTCTGACAACCAATTCGCATCATTCCAAGACCATCAATAACAACAAGCCAATACAATCCATTTACTATGAGTGGTGCGTTTTTAGCGCCTCGAAGATCAGCGCCCTGAAGATTAGCGTCCCGAAGATTAGCGCCCCGAAGATCAGCGCCCTCAAGATCAGCGCCCCGAAGATTAGCGTCCCGAAGATTAGCGCCCCGAAGATCAGCGCCCTCAAGATCAGCGCCCTGAAGATTAGCGCCCTGAAGATCAGCGCCCTGAAGATCAGAGCCCTCAGCAATCGCAGCTTCCATTGCATGACGTGCAATCATTCCAGACTCTTGCCCATCTTGAAGCTCGTAAGAGAATAGGACTTCTTCAGTCCAGCGGTTTTTGATTTCGTGTTTCTGTGTCATAATTACCTCGTGTTGTGAAAAGCCCGCTAGATTTCCAGTCCCTGCGGGCTTTTGTTTGTGTATGAGGTTTAGTTTACCAAAGGAAACTTTTAAGTCAACAAAAAGTTTATCAAAGGAAACAATTATTTTTATTGTAGGAAACTTTTATTTTATATAGGCAATAAAAAACCCACTGATTAGTGGGTTTGATTATTTTAATTAACTACAACTACCATGATTCTAGGCTTGCCACCTGCCATATCCAACCAATAACTTCAAATTGCTGATCAATCACTTCCTCTGCTGTTAGTCTTATCTCTGGGAACTCCGCTGAATTATCAGAAACAATTCGCACACCACCAAGTGGAAGGTTATATAAGCGTTTTGCCATAAATAGACCACCATGACAGATGGCAAACATTTTTCCATCTTTAATAGTCTTTCTGCCTATATCAATGTGAATTGTATCCCCATCCTTAATGGTTGGATTCATAGAATCGCCAGATGCAAGTGTTGCTACAGCATTTTTCTTATCAATAGCTCTATTTCTTAATGTTGCCTTTGACATACGTAATTTGCGCTTTTCATTCGCCATTGCCTCCCCGATAGATCCAGAGCCACAAGCAAAACTAAAGTCTTTAAAAAACGGCACTTCAACCTCGTCATCATCCAGCGGCGTATTGTCATCCCACGGTTCAACAGGGTGAAAAACAACATTACTTGCTGGAACACTACCACCTTTTATCAACCAATCAGGGGTGGTTTGCAGAACTTTTGCAAGATCAGGCAATACCGAAGAACTAGGCGTATTCACCCCCGAAACCCACTTAGAAACTGTGCCCTTGCTTATACCTAAAGCTTGAATAAGGTCGGCTTGTCTAAGTTTAAGTTCATTCATTCTTTGAATAATTCTATCTCGAATCTCATTCATAAGTTTTCTCCCTCGCTGTTTCCTATCGTAAACAATCAAGTTGACCAGCGAGGAAACTTGTGGTTTACTAACGGAAACTTATAGTTTATTGGAGTAAACATGACCGTAGATGATTTAAAGATCCACTACGGTGTCAAAACTGATTCCGATGTAGCTCGGATTCTAAAGCACACCCGTGGAGCGATAAGTAAATGGCGCAATCGCGGTATCCCTCCAGATACACAAGCAAGGTTGCAAGTGATAACAAAAGGGAAGCTAAAAGCAGACCTTGAAAAATTGACAGCATGAACGGAGCTATCCAAGTGGGAGTTGATCAATTGAGAGAAGCCATAGAAAAAGGGTACTTGGGCAGCAAACTTGATGCCAAGAAAACCTTCAACATGACACACGAGATGCTAGATGCAATGTATGTGGCTAGTGAGTCAGAAGGCGTTGATGTGCAGGAGTGGTTTAGAAGCACCATGGCAAAAGCTCTTCTTGTTGTTGACTACAACTATGAACGTAGCACTAGAGCAAGACAGAGAGCAAAAGCATTTATGGACACTTTAGGACACCACAAAAAAGAAAACTCAGTAGCGGGAACTACTGAGCCATTTGTTCAACTAACCAGCGAGGAAAATGAACAATGAATATGTTAGCACAACCAAGCAACACAGACCAAGTAACAATGTCATCACTTGACCTTGTTGACTACATCAATGTACATCGCAAAGAAGTTGCAACAACTGATAAACCTTATGTGGAATTAAACCATAGCGACTTTATGCGAAAAGTTCCAAGGGTTTTGAGTGATGAGGGTAGCCGAAAATTTTCTGACACCTATGTTCATGCTCAAAATGGGCAAACGTATCCATGCTATCGCTTCCCAAAACGTGAAGCCTGTCTCATGGCTATGTCTTATAGCTACGAATTACAGGCTCAGGTTTTTGATCGCATGACTGCGATGGAGGATGCGCTTAAAAAACCAGCAATCACCCTGCCAAACTTCACCGACCCAGCAGAAGCTGCAATGGCATGGGCAGAACAATATAAGGCAAAACAGCTTGCAGAAAAGCAGGTTTCAATATTAGAGCCAAAAGCCAAAGCCCTAGACACCATTGCCAACACAGATGGTACTTACACCATTCGCGAATGTGCCAAAACCATCGGAATTGGTGAGCGAAAATTAGTGCAGCTTCTCATTGATAAAAAATGGGTATTTCGTGAAAACGATGGGCGCTTACAACCTTACGCCGAAAAAACTACAGCAGGAATTTTTATCAATCGACCATCACCAGTCATCACCAACAAAAACACAGGTGAGGAACGTGTTCACTTGCACATGCGTATTACTGCATTTGGTCTAACTCGCATAACTGGTCTAGTGAATAGAGCTAAAGGGGTTTCAGCATAATGCATTACTACAAACGAAATATCGGTGATTACGCTAAAAAAGCAGGTCGCTTATCAATGCTTGAGCATGGTGCCTATACGCTTCTTATGGATGCCATTTATGACAGAGAGGAATTCCCGACACTAGAGGAGGCTCTCGACTGGGCGTGGGCGCGCGATGATGCAGAAGTAGCGGCAGTTAAGTTTGTTTTGAGTAGATTTTTCATTCTTGAAGATGGTCGTTATGTGCAAAACCGCATTCAAGAGGAATTGAATTCCTATAAGACTAAAGCTGAAACAAACACACGTATCGCTAAGGAGCGTGAAGCAAAACGCAAATCTAAAAACGAAACGTCACGAAACGTACACGAAGCGTGTGAAGAAAAACACGAAGCGTCACCTAACCATAAACCACTAACCATTAACCAAGAACCATTAACCAGTAACCAATATAAATATACGTTTGACCTGAACACGGTGAACACGAAATTGAAAATGGCAGGTCGGTTTGAAGTAGATCAGAAATACATTGATCAACTGCAATCACAATTTGAGTTGTATTACGCAGATCAATACATGGTTGAAAACAAGGCATTGGTTAAGTTTGTTCAATGGATTATGCGGAATCAGGACAGTGATAAGCAAAAACAAGTCGCTACCTACCAAACCTCTCAACAACGCACTGCATCCGAAATGGATCGCTGGCGTCAGGCTGAACAGCAAATACTGGGTGGTGGTGAACGGGATGTCACACCAAAAAAGACATTCCTGATTGAGGAGGTGGGTCATGCGTGAGTTCACCTTAGAAGCGGCAATGCGCCTGATTTCAAAGATGCGTATTAACTACGGCAAGAAATTCTCAGACCAGTGGGTGGGTGTTGAGGTTTTGGATCTTGCTCATGAAATGGTTGACACATACCAAGGCTTAACCGTTGAAGACTTCCAGCGCGGTATTCATCGTATGAGCCGTGAACAGTGGCCACCAACTATCCCTGAGTTCCGCTCATGGTGCTTACCACAGACTGACGAATGGCTTGGTGCTCATGAAGCTTGGGCGATTGCAGAAAAATCCATTGGCTTTGATGGTGAAGAACTGACAGTCGTTTGGACTGAGCAAATGGCACAGGCATTTAGCCGTTGTGAATCACTGATCAAAACTGGTGACAAGTTCCAACGAGCTGAAGC